TTCGTCGTCTTGGCGAGCCTGTCATTGATGTTAATGTCGATGATGAACAGGTCGAAGATCGTATTGACGAAGCACTAAAGTATTATCAAGATTATCACTTTGATGGCACTGAACGAGTTCTCGTAAAACACGTCGTTACAGCTTCCGATAAAACAAACGGATATATAACACTTTCGAACTCAATAATTGGTGTCAATTCTATCCTTGATATTGGACAAGCGGTTCAATCATCAAATCTTTTCAATATTCGGTATCAGATTCATCTGAATGATCTTTTTGATCTTTCAGCATCATCTTACGTACCATATGTCACGGCAATGCGACATGTCGAATCCCTTGAAGAGCTCTTTGTTGGTAAAAAACCACTCCGATATAACCGCCACGTAAATAAACTCCATATTGATATGGATTGGTCAAACGATGTGGCAACAGGGGAATATATAATTATCGATGCTTACTCAATTACAGATCCAGACACATATTCGGATGTTTGGGGTGATCGTTGGTTGGCTCGATATGCAACTGCACTCATTAAAAGACAATGGGGTTCTAACCTTACAAAGTTTGAAGGTATGCAATTACCTGGCGGCTTGGCATTTAATGGTGCAAAAATTTATGATGATGCCGAAGCAGAAGTTCAAAAACTTGAAGAGGAAATGATTGTCAGTTACAGTCTACCAGTTCAAGATATGATAGGATGATCCTGTGCCAACAAATAAGTATTTCAATAACTTCGGATATGCTAGAGAACAAGATCTTGTCGAAGATTTAACCATTGAATCAATTAAGATTTATGGTCATAATCTTAAGTATATTCCAAAAACCGCTGTAAAGCAAGATGCTCTTTTTGGAGAGGATACTCTCTCCACGTATGATGATGCAGTTGATATTGAAATGTATATTAAGAATGTAGAAGGTTTTGAAGGCGAAGGTGATTTCCTATCTCGTTTTAATCTTGAGATAAGAGATCAAGTTACCTTTACCGTTGCCCGTAAACGATTCGATCAGGCCCGGTCAGAACGACTTACGACTGAGGTTGGATATAGTTATGTTCAAGAAGAAGCAAATACAAATGCTCCTTCTCGACAATTTTTATCTACCTCTGCAAATACTGGAATGTTCGGCATCACTCTGGAAACAGCAACAAGTGAAGGATACTCAATTACAAATAACAGGCCACTTGAAGGAGATCTTATATGGTTTCCAATGGTCGACAAGTTATTTGAAATTAAATTTGTAGAACACGAACAAGTATTTTACCAGACTGGTAGATTACAAACATATGATCTACGTTGTGAACTCTTTACTTATAGCAATGAGAGAATTGATACCGGTATTAGTGATATTGATGCAGTCGAGGATAATCTTACTACCGATATTCTCACAAATGAAATGCTCCAGGAAGATGGATCCATTCTACAACTTGAGGAAGGTGGATCCATTATGCAGGAATATAGATTGGAAACGAATCAACCTTCGGCTAATAATGAATATTTCCAATCTAATGATCCAGTATTCAGTTCATCTGCGGTAATTGACTTCAGTGAATCAAATCCATTTTCTGAAATCGATAGGTATTAATCATGTTTGGATCACAATATTATCACGGAACAATTCGAAAATATGTGATTGCATTTGGTAATCTTTTTAACGATATTTACGTTCAAAGACTTGATTCAAACGGAACACGTATTCAGACTCTGGCGGTACCGCTTGCATATGGTCCAAAGGAAAAGTGGCTTGTTCGACTTGCCCAAGATCCAAACCTAGATCAGGATGTGGCCATCACTCTACCTCGTATGGGATTTGAAATTCAGAGCATGGCTTATGCACCTCAGCGTAAGTTATCTTCGACTCTAAAAAATGTAAAGCTCAAAACATCTGATCTCGATCGAGTAGATACACAGTACGTTCCAGTTCCGTATGATATTATCATGCTACTTTCGGTATTTGTGAGAAATGCAGATGATGGTGCTCAGATTATTGAACAAATCATTCCGTATTTTAGACCAGAATTCGTGACAAATGTTCGGCGTATCCCTGAAATGGGAGTTGTTGTAGATACTCCAGTTGTATTACAAGATGTTGCTATTGAGGATACATACGAAGGAGACTTTGATACGAGACGTGCACTCATTTATAATCTCACATTCAGCATGAAAGCCTATTTCTACGGCCCAGTCTCTCATTCTGGTATTATCAAACGAGCAATTACGGATATTCATCTCGATACTCCGGCCGATACTCCAGTTGGAGAGCGTATTACAGTTACTCCAGCTCAATATGCAAATGGTGCACCTCTATATTCACCTTCAGCGAATGCATCACTATCGGTCAACATAAACACTATCAGTGCAAATAGTGACTACGGTTTTGCGGTAAATATAAACTCAGATGTTCCTATTACATAGGATTGAAAAATGAAAACGTATCGCAATTTTATTAATGAAGCCTATATGTTACAATTTGTACGTGATAAAAATATGGACGTATTGAAAATTAAAGACAGCCGTAAAAAAAGTTGGGTTGAAATCCGTGGTAAAAAAGGCTACGAAATTGATGGGTATGATAAACGAGATAGGCTACACCGCGTATTAGATCAGGTTGGTAAGGCTGCAAATATGAGTGACCTTATGAACGGTAAACCAGTCAGTATTAATCCAAAACATCCTGACGGTAAAAAGGCCATACGTTTGGTCAAAAAGATAATGGATGAAAAATGAAAACTGGTATGGAAAAAAATATGGAGGAGATTTTCAGATTGTCAGACGAAACCAAATCAATGATTGAGGTTATCAATGATGATCGTGAAGTTACTCCAGTCCAAAAAATGGATCTCACTGATGATGATGTGATTGATGATTATCAATATGCCAGAGAAAACTTAAAAGGCATTATTGAATCAGCACAGCAGTCCATTGATGATTTATCATCTATTGCCTCGACCTCAGAATCCCCTCGTGCATACGAAGTCTTATCGACATTAATGAAAACTATAGTTGATGCAAATAAAGATTTATTGGAATTGCAGAGAAAGGTAAAACTACTCAAGGAAGATTCTGGTCAACCAAAGAATGTAACCAATGCTTTATTTGTCGGTAGTACATCTGAACTACAGAAGTTAATTAAACAAAATACTACCAATGAATAGGCTCAAGGCCTATTATATCATTGCTGTGAGATAAGTCAATAGATATGTCAGAAAATTATTTAGCAAATCCATTATTAAAAAAGGCCTATGTTCCTATTGAATGGACTGCCGAGCAAGTTGAAGAAGTAATTAAATGCTCAAAGGATGTCAATTATTTTATCAAAACATATGTGAAAATTATTTCGCTCGATGAAGGTCTTGTAAATTTCGATATGTATCCATTTCAGGAAGAGATGGCTCAAACAATTTCCGATAATAGATTTACTGTAATTAAAACCTGCCGACAGGCTGGTAAAACAACTACATCTGCCGCGGTCATTTTATGGCATGTGTTATTTAATGATAGTTATACCATTGCAATTCTTGCAAATAAACTTTCTACTGCCCGTGAAATTCTTGCAAGAGTTCAGAGAGCATATGAAAACCTACCGAAATGGTTACAACAAGGTGTGGTTGCCTGGAACAAAACAAATATAGAACTTGAGAACGGCAGTCAGATCATTGCATCGTCCACTGCATCAAGCGCCATCCGTGGTTATTCTATCAACTTCCTATATCTTGATGAATTTGCTTTCGTTCCTCGTAATATCCAGGATGATTTCTTTACATCAGTATATCCTACAATTATTTCGGGTACAAACACAAAGGTGGTAATTACATCCACACCGAATGGTTTTGATCTGTTTTATAAAATATGGACAAACTCTGTTGAAAAGAGAAATGAATATGCAAACTATTCAGTAAACTGGTGGGATGTACCAGGTAGAGATGATGATTGGCGTGACAAAACAATTGCCAACACAAGCGAGGACCAGTTCCGGCAAGAGTTCGAGGCTGAATTTATTGGTTCATCCAATACACTTATTTCACCAAATATATTGAGAGCAATGACATTTAAAACACCCCAGTCATCACATTATGAAGGTAGTTTAAATGTATATGCAGAACCCGATCCT